CTGAGGTTGAAGACAAACTGGATGGGCATCCAAAGTATTCAAAATTGCGTCGACTTTTTCGACGATTGGGACCGTGTTTTCGATCGCTCTGTCTATGAATTCCAATATGCCGCTTTGCTCCACTGAAGGAACAACTCCAGATTCTTCGTATATATCGTACTCGCTGTCGCTGGTCCTTTCAAATCTCTTTGGGACATTTCTCTTTCGAGTTTTATCTTCTTTCTTGTATGAGTAATTTAATATTTTGCTCCTTGGTTTTCTCAGAGAAAAATAGGGATTTGCTTCAAATCCTCCGAAAACTCCCACACTGAAATCGTCCGCCAACGCGATATAGAAGTCTCCATTGAGAATGAGGTCAGTGTTATGATAATTGCTAAAAGCAATTTTCATAACCATTTGAGTGATACCCATTCCGTTGGCGTCTCCAAAATCACCAAACTTACTCGTGAACGTTGGTGAGCAATAGGGAATGGTGAACTCAGCTATATGTTCTTCATCAAAATAATGATGTGCTGAGTGAATTTCCTTATCTTGCTCGGCTATGACGATGTTTCGTGTTGTGTTTCCTTGCAAAAGATAAACTCGGCCTGCCCACATGCCTTTCTCCTCGCTTGAGGCTCGTTTCAACGTTTTCATCACGATTTTCACCTGAAGGCCCCCACGCCAAAGCCAGTACCGTTCTCTTAGCTCGTCAAAAGAATCTATAAGATTCTTAACGGGCACATCGATGGTTCCGTAGCCTTGAGTAGTGGCGTCTGCAGGACTTAGTTCGGCATGCAAATGTCCCGCTAGTCGATAGCGTTTTAGCAAATCGATTTGATTCACCGGATGGTCGGCAAATTGTGTAATTGAAGGAGTGCTGACTAGGCCTTCCCCTGCACAGAGCATAGTCGGAACATATTCCGCGCATTTGTTATTTATAGTCATGTCCGTTTTCTTGAGCTCGATTTCGGTGTCTGGAATTCCAGATTGCTCTCTACTGGCTATAGTTGAAAACTTTGTCGTGGTTGTGACATATTCAGGGACTTTGAATTCTGAGCCTTCAATGGCAACAAAAGTAGTCATACTAATTTTGCTTTCATTTCCAGCTCCTGTTCTCAAAGGATTGAGAACAACAATTCCAAATTGTCCTAAACAGTCAGTTGGATATTCAGCCCACGACAAATAGTGCCTGTAGGGAATCTTGAAATCGAGCGTTTTGTTGTTAGCAACGTCGATTTGACTTCCCCCCATTTGAATGAAATACTCCGCAACCCCACCAATCAAAGAAGATGATGGAGGAACTGTTGTTTCCATCGATGGAAGAAAACCCACAACGAGCCTTCCTGCATAAAACGGTGATCCAGCAAAAGTTACTCGAATAGTAACATACTTTGGTCTCCAGTAGCCCGTAGTTTCGAATGGCGTTCTCAAAGCCGGGGTGACCAGGACGTCGTTTGGGATGTTCAAAGCCAGCAGTACTGTTCCCGCCGGGTCCGAAATAGCCCAATCAAACTTCTTGACCATGGTGAACTTTTGAGCCAACTTTTGAAGTGTCCAATTTGTGTCGTTCATATGTTTTTCTGCTCTGATGTTAGTCGAGCCTACTGTTTTTCCAGCAACGCGGGGAATACCCACGTCGGCTCGTTCTGAGCTTTCCATTGTTGTTCCGAGTACTGTCGTTTTTGCTATTTCATTAGATGACTCGATGAGAGGTGTTGCTTCTGCATCTTGATCTGGTGTTATCACAGACTCCACGCCTGCTGAGACGTGAACATCTTGATTCATAGCGCCGTATCTCGTCCTGATTGATATTGTATTTCGTCGTCATTTAATATTTCCATTTTTTCTCGTGACGGTTTGACTTCTAGGCCTCTAACCACTACTGTTTTAGGTTTGGCGTCGATATCAAACTCGTTATCTTGGTCTTTTCGTGTAGAATAACCAGCTGCTGATCCAGGAAAGTAATAATAACCTTCCCAAAGTGTCTTTAAATCGCCAAAGGTCAGCAATTCAAGTGATGGTTCCTTGTTCAATATTCTATCTCTAAAATCATTGTAAGTTTTCTTTCCATAAAAATACACCGCTCTAAGGGCTGCATTACAGTTGTCGGAGGTCGCTTTTCTAGCGTCACTGTTGAATTTACTCAACCTAATCCAATAACACTGTTCTTCCAGTTCCTTCATATCGCCGAGGGGCACATAATACATGCCCATCATTCCTGTCGTATTTTTCAAGAAAGACAACTTTTTAAAATCTTTCAAAGCTATAATATTGTCAGTTTTGTCCGTGCTAGTATATTCCATTCCGTGTGCGTTGATCCAGTTTCCATACGTTTCCCCATTGAAATGAGGGGCAATGAGTTGTGAGACGACCTGGATAGTATCGTCCCCTCCTCGTTTGCCTCGATTGTTTTGTCGGTAAGCTTTCATCGTTCCTAAAACGGGAAGCCTCTTTCTCATAATTGCAAGATAAGCTGACCTATGAAGTATTTCATTCATATGACAATTAAAGAGAAAGGTCATGAGCATTCCTGATGGCATCGTGCCATCCGCTTTCAAAAGTGCGCTACCCATTACATAATAAGGGGCTACGACCAGCTCTCGAAGAGCTTCAATAAATCGTGGACTCAGTAGGCTCTTAACCGAGTCGATTCCTATATCGAAAGCTGCTGATATAAGAATGCGGGGGATGGATTTGTCCCAAAAAGCATAGTCCCCGTCAAAGCCTTGGGTTCCCACTTCTATCATGTGTGAGATCATGTGGTGCCAGTCGATTGATATTCTATCGATACTAGCTGCTGCATAATGGTATTTTTCGTTGTATACTACCATCATATGAGAGTGAAAGATCTTCCTAAAAATAAGGAAGGATACCAAATTCGAATTTGAAAAATATCGAGATTTTGGTTGTATGTATATTTTCTTCAATTTCACTCTTTCGTCTTTGATTGTCAAGACGTATGGCAACATTGGCACTATACCTGCTTCCAAGGATCTCCAGGCATTTTCGAAATCCCGTTTTAATCTTGGTCCCATAATAAGTTTTCCAGTCTCGGTCTCCGTGATCATATCTTTTCGCTTGAGTCCTTCACAATTGTAAGGCCACCCTGCAGACGTTGTCATGTCCATGCGAGAGGTGCCATTCCAACCGGGGACTCCATTGAGCATTTCTTCGTCAGTCAAGAGCCTCTGTTTAATAGAGCTCTTTTGATTGGCAGCCCTGTGTTCTTCCACAAGAGCTTGAGTAGCTTCGCTGAGTTCCGATTCTTCAAAATCAGCTCCATATCCAAATCCCTTAGCAAGGTCCTTATAAAAATCTTCTCTAAACTGTTCGGGCAGTCGAGGATCTTTATTATTGAGAAGGGAAGGTTCGGAAATGTGCTCTCCATGGCATTCGTAAGCCAAAGAACGCTGCAAGTCTGTTTTTGCGTTTTGATATGATCGATGTTTCTTGTCCAAATTTCCAATGAACTCCAAGTTGTTGACCGGTGGTAGCTGAAGAGGGTACAAAGGAGTATCACTCGATTCAACAAAGCCTGACTGTTCAACGTCTAAGCTTCCACTCATGGCAATTTCGAGATCAGA